ATGGATACCCAAGAGCAGAGTAAACAAGAGAACCAACAATTAAATACCTATGATGAAAAATATATTAAATCGCTTCGTGACGAGACTAAAAAGTATAAAGATCAAGTAAAGGACATTCAAAAACAGTTCGATGGGTTCAAACAAAGCATTCATTCCCAACTAGGTTTAAAAACAGATAGCGACCTAGAGCAACATATTCAGCAATGGAAAGAGAAGGCAAATGAGAGCCTACTAAAAGCAGAAGTAAAGTCGATAGCAACCGATTTAGGTATAGTAGATTCAGATGCGGCATTCGCTCTGATGGATCGGGAAGGATTGGAGATTGCCGAGGATGGGAGTGTAAAAGGTGTTAGAGAAGTCCTTGATGTATTGGTTCAATCTAAGCCGTACCTAGTGAAACAGGTGGATCAAGGGGAAGTAATGGCACCCACAAAAGGCGGACAAGCTTTCCAAGAAGGCGGAAACAAGAGGATAACCCGTGAAGATCTCAAGAGGATGAAGCCCGAAGAGGTAAATCAAGCGTTGGCATCTGGTGAACTTAATCATCTATTAAACCGATAGAGACCAAGCAGTTATAGTGTAGCTGTTTTGGTCTTTTTATTTTACTCAAATAGGAGCGATATACATGGCAATCGATAATTTTATTCCTGAAATATGGTCAGCGCAGTTATTGGAAAATTTACGGAAAAATCTTGTATATGGAAGCGTAGTAAATACTGATTATGAGGGCGAAATAACCAAGTATGGAGACACCGTCCATATCCAGAATATAGGATCAATCAACATCTTTGACTACACGAAAAATACGGACATGTCCAGCCCGCAGATGTTGAACGATGGAACTAGGGCACTTGTCATTAACCAAGCAAAAGCGTTCAACTTCCAAGTCGACGACATTGACAAAGCCCAACAGAACCCTAAGATTATGCAAAAGGCAATGGAGGAGGCATCCTATGCACTCGCCGATGTGAAAGATCGCTTTATTGCTAGTAGCTATGTTGATGCAGGAAGCCAAATAGGGGACGATACAAAGCCTATTGTGCCTACTAGTGAGAATGCTTATGACCACTTAGTAGACTTAGCCGTAGTGCTTTCAGAGAACGACATCCCTCGTACAAATCGGTGGGTAGTTATCCCTGAATGGTTCCACGGGCTTCTATTGAAAGATGATCGCTTTGTTAAATCTACACCGCTTGGAGATAACGTTCTCTTAAATGGTCTTGTAGGTCGGGCGGCGGGCTTTAATGTGTTCACCTCGAACAACGTCCCAAGTACAGGAGGGGCGCAATATAAAGTAATTGCGGGGCATCCTAGCGCCATAACATTTGCCCAACAGCTCACCAATTTAGAAGCGTACAGACCAGAGAAGCGCTTTGCAGATGCTGTGAAAGGATTAGCTTTATATGGAGCTAAAGCGATTAAGCCCAAGGCGCTAGCCGTTTTGACAGCAAACAAAACAATTGTAAAGTAGTTTGTTGAACAAACAAAATCCTACTATATGGAGATGTAACCGCATAGGAGGAATAGATTATGATATCTGTATCAATAGAGGACTTAGAGGGCTATTCAGGAAAGAGTTTTCTGAACGCAGCGAGCTTAATTAAAAAAGCTTTGGAGTCCGTTTCTTTGCTAGTTACTCAAGATCTATCTAGTCTGACGGAGACACAAAAGGAAGCTTTAAAAGTTGCCGTTCTATCCCAAGCATCGTACATGTCTCAACTACAAGATGGTTTTGATGTAGCTGTGAACGTGGCTGGATCTGTTAACGTTGGAAATTTCTCTTTCTCTTCTGGATCGGAGGAAAGAGGGGCGATGATGCCGTACAATCCAAGTGCAATAAGATCCCTCATGAAAGCAGGGTTACTCACTACCAAGGTGACAAGCAAATGATATTCTCTTTTCTCCTAGTTCATGAAGTACAAGTGAAATCCCTTATAGGACATAATGCTTATGGATCTTCGTATGGTGAATCTTTTACCGCTCAATGTCGAATCGAACCCTATAACCAAATAGTAAGAGATGAGAAGGGCACGGATAATGTACCAAGATATCGGGCTTTTTTTGATGCCTCTGTACGGATTTTTATAGGCTCTTCTGTCTTCTATCAGAGCAAAGAATACAAGGTAATAAGTGTGGCTGAACAATATGGATTTGGCTTTTCACATGTGGAGGTGTTATTACAATGAGTTACCGATTTAAACCTAATAGAGTGGGCTTATCCCGTTTTCGTAATGCACTATTTAGTGGAGTCATAGCGGGGACGGAAAAAATGCTCTCACTATCAAATGAAAATGTGCCACTTGACGAAGGGACGCTCCTTCGGTCGGGTGTCGCCTCGTTTAGTGAGTCTAAATTATCGGGATGCGTGTCCTATAACACTCCTTATGCTAGACGGCTTCATGAGCATCCAGAGTATCGCTTCCAGCAAGGCAGAAAGGGAAAGTGGCTAGAAGACACAACCAAGCAAAAGCAGAACGAGATAGTAAAGACAGTCCAACAAACGATTAAAGGGAATGTTTGAACATGACAATCTTAGAGCAAATAGCCCGATTCCTTCAAGCAAAGGAGTTGGGTTTTTTTGATGCAGACGGCACGAAAGGAACCATCTTTATACACTCAATGCCATCTGATCCACACAATGCAATTGCTATCTACGCAACAGGTGGCGGACTCTCTGAATTGATGGATCAGGATGGAGATGTGATCCGCCGAGATGTTCAGATCTTGGTAAGAGGACTAAACAGCAAAGAAACCTTTGAGCGTACTTATCGAGTCTATCGAACATTACACAACTTTTGTGGTTACTTGGTCACAAATGGCAATTACGTTTCATCTTTGTTCAGCTATCCACCGAGTGGAATCGGGACGGATCAGAACGGACGATATGAATTTACTATCAATCTCTCACTACGAATGGAGGAATTAAGCAATGGCTAAAGAGGTGGTAGCGTCAAAGTTTCTCTTTTCTATTGAAAATAAAAAAGCCGATGCTTCTAGGTGGTTAAAGCTAAACGGCATTACATCCTTTAAGTTTGGAGGAGAGGATGAAACGGCCGAAACAAATAGCTTTTCCAAACAAGGATATAAGGGGCAAATGGTGGTACAACGGGGCTGGAAGCTGGAATTTGAATCCAATTATCTAGAGGACATTACCACAGGGGAACGAGATCCGGGACAAGCTTATATAGATCAGTTAGCGCAGGAGTTAGGACAAGAAGCACAATCTAGACTCAAGATGGTTGCACCCTCTCGAAAACACGGTTTTTACATCTTGGGTACTCCTTCTATTTCCGATATGGGTGGAGGGGTTACGGATGTTATGACATGGAACTTCTCATGGGTGATTGATGGGAAGATCGAAGAGTTTACACCGACGGAAGCCGATTTAACCGAATTTAACTAGGAGGGCTATTAATGGCATTTATCGACTTTGACCAGTTCTTAAAGGAACAAAACCACGAAACAATTAAGATCCAAGTAGGAGGGGAGACTTACGAAATTCCAGCCGCCCCCCGTGCGGATCTTATGCTTAAAATAATCGCTGTAGAACAACAGAAAGGAATGTCAGGAGAGTTAAGCACACAGGAGACTGTGGACATGCTGAAAGGTGTGTTTTCTCCCGAAGTATTAGAAGAGATTTCCTGCAAGCTCACCTTTGAACAGCTTACACAATTGTTACGTCTCGTGATTGAGGAACAGTCAAAAGGCATGACAGACGGAGCTGAAAATAAAGACATGGGAAAGCAAAAGGAGGGAGAGGTCAAGACTTTTTATACTTCTCCATCAAACAATGGCATCTCGTAGAAGCTGACTTTCAACGAGAATACAAAATCAATCTACTGGATGAGCTTAAAGAGATTTCATTTCGTCATTTTCTTGTGTTGCTTATGGGCCTTAGCCCTGAAAGCCGAACTATACAAGCTTATAGCAATCAGACAGAGAGAATAGAAGATCCAGAAGAAGCGGAACAAGAAGTATTAAAGTTTGTGAGGGGAGGTGGATAGATGGCTTTACAAGTCGGGGAGCTTTACGCAACTCTAAAGATTGATGATAAAGGGGTTAACACACAACTAGGAGGACTAGGTTCCCGATTCGGTCAGTTGGGTTCACTTGCAAGTGGAGCAATGGCGGCGGCAGGGGCGGCAATAGCTGGAGCGGTTGCGGCAGGTGTCGTCGCTATGGGAGCGGCACTCAAACAAGGAATTCAGTACAATGCGATGCTGGAACAGTCGGCTATATCATGGGAGACGTTAACCAAATCACAAGAGAAGGCGAAATTTATTATGTCCGAATTGCAATCGTTGGCGGCAAAAACGCCCTTTGAGTTTGAGGGATTGGACAAGTCCGCTAAACTCCTTCATATGGCTGGATTCGAGGGAAAGAACCTTATCGATACATTGCGGATCGTAGGGGATTCTGTATCGGCCGTGGGCGGCGGCCAAGAAGAGTTAGAAGGCGTTTCAATGGCATTGTTCCAGATGGGAGCCAAGGGGAAGATCTCAGCCGAGGAAATGAACCAATTAGCCGAACGAGGCATACCAAGTTGGAAGTTGTTAGCCGATTCGATGGGACTAAGCGTAGCGGAAGTGATGAAACTCTCTGAACAAGGGAAACTCATGGCATCCGATGCCTTGCCTAAAATTATACAAGGTATGGATCGAAGCTTTGGCGGAGCGATGCAGAAGCAAGCGGGGACGTTTAACGGACTCATGGCGAATCTAAAAGATACCTTTCTCCAGACGGCGGCGGAGCTGTCTAAGCCTCTGTTTGATGGTATCAAGGAGGCTTTACCCTTTGTAATTGAGATGATTAAACAAATCCCTATGTACCTTCAACAAGTCGGCTCCCTGTTTACGAGTGTAGGCGGGCAAGCTAGTACCTTTCTAGCTCCTGTAATTGAAGTAATTCAGTCACTTGTTCAAGATGCAGTCCACTTCATGATCAGTCTAGGTCAACAGCTACAAGCTTTTTGGCAACAAAACGGAGCTGTGATTATGCAGGCTTTGCAAAATATATGGGCGTTCCTGCAACCGTTTGTACAACAGATGGTAGACGTGTTGGGCGTAGTTCTACCCGCTCTGTGGCAGACGTTGAAAACAGTAATACAAACGGCTGTCACCCAAATCCTGAATATCATTCAATTGTTTTCGGGTATCTTTACGGGTAATTGGTCGAAGGCTTGGGAGGCGGCGAAAAACATTGTTTCCACGGCCGTGTCTGCAATATGGAATCTCGTTTCTACATGGGTTAGCAGTCTGTTTAGCATTTTGGGAATTGGATTAAGCCGGATGGTTCAACCGTTTGTGACTATGACAAGCTCAACCCTTTCTGTAGTCAAGGGTTGGATATCCTCATTGGTTAGTTTTGGAGGTAGCTTGGTGAATAGTTTCATGTCAGCGATTCGGCCAATTGTTCAGTTAGTGGCTACTGTTTTTCAAACGCTTTCTACTAAGATCCTTCAACCGCTCAAAAGCATCAACCTGTATGAGATTGGCCGGAATATTATCCAAGGCTTGATTAATGGTCTTAGTGCGATGGTGGGTTCACTTATGAATAAAGCCGCCTCTATAGCTAATGGCATTAAGAATAAGATTAAAAGCGCACTCGACATTCACTCACCGTCTAGAGTGACATTTCAGTTAGGGCAATTTGTAGGTCAGGGATTAGCCCTTGGTATGGAACGTTCAATAAATAATGTTACAAAACATGCTGACAGGCTAGCAATGGCCGCCAAGCCGAATATATCGGCGACTTCTAATCCTTCTGCCGTCTCCTCCACCAGAAACAACCACTATACATTTCATATAGAGGGGAACGGATCTCAACTCACAGAGAAAACAATCTCTAATGAATTGATCCGGTTGAATTGGTTGTATGGTTGAGCGGGTTATTTGGATATCGGCGGAGGGACAGGAACAAGAGTTAACTAATCAGGTTTGGGTGGATGTGGCGGGCTTACGGGGCTTTGATATGGCCTCTTTTGATTATGTAGAAAGCGAAATCCTATTCGATTATGGAACACAACTAAAACGAGTGAAAACGCCCCCTCGTGAAATGGATATAGATCTGATTGTATACGGTAAGAATAGGGGCGATTTATACCAGAATTTGCGACGGCTGCGTTCGATGTTGAACAGCTATAGAGGAATAGGGAAGCTGAAAGTAGTTACTTCTGATGGATTAGAACGGTTCCTTCATTGTGTATATGCAAAAGGGATGGAAGGAGAACTTTCTATCGAAATGGCATCGTTTCGCAAAATGACGTTGACGTTTCGGGCTTTCGATCCTTTTTTCTATTCAACTTCAATCTTCTCGAACTCCTTTCAAATGGACAGTATACCGCCTCAATGGTTCCCGATTCTTCCGTTACGTTTAGGGAGCGAGGCCATTTCTGGAGAGATTACGATACTAAATGCGGGAGATATTGAAACTTACCCTATTTGGAAAATAATCGGTCAGGGGGAGAACCCGAAAATCAAAAACCTTACGACTGGATCGACTATCAGTTTTAACGATGTGTCCTTAAGGCAAGGCCAATATATCACCATTGATACGAAACAGCGGTTAATCGAAAAAGACGACGGGACAAGCCTTTATCCGTTTCTCGATTATGGTTCTACCTTTTGGAAATTAGTTAGAGGATCGAATATTATCCGTGTAGAGATGTCAGAGGCGACTCCAGCATCTAAAATAGAAATTTCTTACCAAGAACGTTACTTAGGAGCTTGATAGTATGGCTAACTATGAAATTTGGGTACGGGATCGGAATTTGAATAGGGTCGGATCGGTTACGCACTTTAAGAAGTTTGAAATGGTCATGAAGTTCAATGATGTAGGTAAGTGGGTGCTGGAAGTCCCTATTGAATCTCCAGAAGCTAATTTATTATTAGAGGTGCGGAGACAGGGAAATGGTGTTGGCGGGATTCTTGTAACCCGTGATGGGGTTCCTATCTTTTCGGGGCCGATTCGCAATGTCGAGTTAAAGGATGATCAGAGAGACGAAGACGGTTACACCTTCTACGGCATAGATGATAACGGATTATTGGCCACACGATTAGCTTTGCCGCCTCCCTATCATTACATTGCTGGAGTGGGATACGGATATGACAAATTCAGAGGGAGAGCTGAATCCGCTATGATACATCTAGTTCGGAAGAACATAGGAGATCAAACGACTTCATCGTCTAGGAGTATCAGGGGATTAAAAACAAATCAAGATTTAAGAAGAGGGGAAGTTGTGGCGATCCGCTCCCGTCTGCATCCGCTTATTACAAAACTTCAAGAGGCGGCTACGATTGGGGGTGGTTTAGGGTTTAGGATGATCCAGACACAAAACGGAGTTCTAGATTTCCAAGTCTATCAACCCCAAAATAAAACGGATATCGTGGTATTCTCCCGTGATAGAGGAAACCTAGGGGCGTATCGTTATCAATTAGAAGCGCCGACGGGCAATCTAATCATAATTGGTGGAGGAGGTGAAGATACAGAAAGGACATTTATGTATAGTGGCGGTGACGGAGTTAATAGAAGTCTGTACGGAAGGATAGAAATGTTTGTAGATCAGCGGAATACAAGCGAACAAGAAGAACTTTTACAATCCCTGTACAAATCCTTAGATGATAACGACGAAAAAGCCAACCTAGAAATATCGCCTCTAGATGTTTCGCCGACACGATACCTGATTGATTACGATTTAGGAGATATCTGCACGGTTGAAGTTAGACAGGAACGTATCCAAGATGTGATTAGGTCTATTACTTTGAAATTAGATAAAGACGGGGAACAGATTGTACCTACGGTGGGGAATTCCCTAAAGGGAGTACGTCTATTAGACCAATATCGGAATTTAGAATCACGTATTGGAAACCTAGAAAGGAGGTGAGAACAGATGACAGCAGAATTAAGTAGCTTCCCTTGGTCAAACCAAGCCAGTTCAGAGGTGGAGTGGCGAGAGATGATGAGATTTTCCCGAAGCTCTGGAGTGATCGTTAGAGGGGAAGTGATGGATGAAAAAGAGTATGACTTGGCTGTTACATCTGGTATCGGTATGCAAGTCCAAATTGCACCGGGCTACAGTTACATAAAAGGTCACTTCTTTAAACACACAGGAGATTATTATCTTCTATCAATCAAACCCAACCAGACAGGAACCGAACGGGTAGACACCGTGGTTCTAAGGGCAGATTTCACCGCAAATAGCATGAATTATGCTGTTCTAGAAGCTTCTACCACACTAACACAAACTTCGACCATTTGGGAGATTGCTTTAGCCAAAATCACGATTCCAAAAGATGCAGAAGATAGTTCTGTGTTTTCCATACAAGATATGAGGGATTGCTCTGTTTCTTATGCCCTGGTTCCATCAACTAAGCAAAAATCTGAATCGAACAAGGTTTTTACGCTTCCTAATGATGTCTATACAACCCTTCCGCTACGTGAATTTGCGTGGAATTCAACGTCTGGTCAAAAGATATTGGATCAGATCATTGTCCCCCAAGATGGAATCTATATGGTACATGGGCGTATCAAATTTCCGTGGAGTCAACCTCCGGGACTCAGAGGATTGAAAATCCTAAAAAATGGAGAGGACATTGGTATAGTCAATCAAGTCTACACGGCCGGATATCCAATCGATATATCTTGTTCAGGGATGGCCAAGATGTTCAAAGGGGACTACCTAAACCTTCAAGGTGCGCAGATTACTGGTGACGATATGGACATAGAGATATTCGAAGCGGGTATAACGTGGATCGCTCCTATTAAGGTTGAGCCATAGAAAGGGGGTGATAGTTGGATGGATACAGAGAAGAGTGGCATATTCATTTCGGGTAAGGAAATGTACGAGTCTATAACGCAGATTGGAAATGAATTTCGAGATACATCACAGCAGATTTTAACTCGTCTTAGTGTGTTGGAATCAAAGTTTGAAGGATTGGGACAGACGGAAGAAAGAAGCCGTGAAGCACTCAGGAAAGCGGATGAGGCTTATCATATGGCTTCGAAAATAGAAAATCAGCAAGTATGGTTATGGAGAATCTTAGTTAGTTCCTTAGTCACAGGGGCGATTACGATTCTCTTTTCTTTTCTAAAAAAAACATTATAACGGGGGATTAAGTATATGAAAAATAATCGATGGAAAAACGGTGGTATGTGGATCAGTCTAACGGGGCTAGTCTTTTTATTTTTACAAAATATCGGGGTTGATGTATCTCCAGTCAAACAAGGAGCAATTACAACCCTTATTGACTCAATAGTAGGGTTGCTCGTAGTGTTGGGAATCTTAAACAATCCTACTACTGGAAATAAAGGCTTTCTAGACGATGCAAAGGGTTCAGATAACAAGGAGGTTACTAATAATGAGTAAACTTATATGCATTGACGCAGGTCATGGGGGAAAAGATCCGGGGGCTTGTGGATTTGGTTTAAAAGAAGCTGACGTTGTATTAAAGTTGGCAGAACTAGTTAATCAGCATTTCGGCTGCTATAATTGTTCTACTACACTGACAAGGAACCGTAATACATCTTCAAGCTATCCCAATGGCAAAGAGGGGCTACGAAAGCGGATTGCTTATGCAAATGCGAAGGGTGCGGACTTCTACCTCTCTTTGCATTGCAACGCTGGTAAAGGGTCCGGATTCGAGTCTTATGTGGCACAACCTGCACCGGCCCGTACTAAGAGCATTCAAAAGATAATTAATGACTATATACTAGGGTTCTTGAAAGGTCACAGGATCGGATCGCATGGGAATGCATCAAAAAATGATACTCAGGCGGCACGGGGTAGAATCGCCGTGGTACGTGATACAAAGATGAGTGCTGTCCTATTAGAGTGCCTGTTTATAGACAATCCAAACGAGAACAAGTTATTAAAGGATACAAATTTCTTAGATGGGCTTGCAAAGGTTATCGTACAGGGGACTGTTTCAGCTTTAGGAATAGAGAAAAAATAGACATGTAAAGGGGTACTGTTCACTTGATCTGAACAGTACCCCTTTTTTACATATATTCAAGTGGCTTTATGTCTGAACTGGAGGCGGTATTGGTTTTATTCCTTGAGCAACCGTAGTAAGAGAAGATACTGATGTTGTACTCTGTACCGTGTAAGCAAGAGCAGACGCAGATAGTATAGAAATACTCAATAAAACTTTAAAGGATTTCATCGTCATCGTAGTAGTCCCCTTTCAAATTCGCAGACTTCTGCAATTCAAAAGCTTGAGTTGCACATAATTGATACTCTACTTGATTTACAGGGTGCCATGAATCAGCAAGACGAGACCATGCTTTGTATTCTTGAATCTTAAAACTGTGCTGGTGGGAAAGGACTTGTGCTTGTTGGTAATATTGAACCGCTGAGGAATGATTATCTAGGTTGAGAGCAATATCACCCGATAATAATAGAGCATGGACGAGACTGTGAGCATCGTTATTGTCTGTTGCGGTTTTACATGCTTTAGAAACAAAAGGTAGTGCTTTGTCCCACAGCTTCTGTTCTAAATAGAGTTTACCTAACTTTAGATAGATAAATGAGACAGCTTCTGGGCGGTTAATTTGTTTTTCATCAAATTCAAGGGCCAATTCAAAATGATGTTCGGCTTCTTCGAAATTCCCCATAGAAAAGAAGCAATCACCAATACAAAGCCAAAACTCTAGCATCATGTTATAGGATTTAGCCATACCAGCCAATCTAAGCCCTTTTTCTGCATACTGTAGAGCCTCTGTGAGTTTACCTGATTTACGAGTATGACTTGCTTTTAGCCAATAATAGACTAATTGAACATTTGGATCTTGGATCTGATCGAGAGACGATTCTAGATAATCTAATGCCAGAATACCTTCAGATTTATTCATTTTATAACAATATAGTGATTTATTTAAATATAAAGCATATATAATGTGTTGTCTATCCCCATCAGGAACAAACGAACTAATTCCTTTATCGGTCAAGCATAGTGCTTCCTGTATGTCATTTTGACAGTCTTTACAGAAGCTTAATTCTGCATAACAAGCCGCTTCTATATTGTCTTCTTTCGATTCATCTTCTAGCAATTTAATAGTATGCAGAAATGTCTTTTCGGCTTGATCGAGATTACCAAATCCAATTAAACATTTTCCTTTCAAATAATAATACGTCGGTGCGAGATAGTGTGCCTCATTTATAGATTTCCTTTCTAGGTGATATAAGGCTTTTTTATACTGTCCAAACCTCAAGAGTGTTTCTACAGATCTTAATTGAATCTCAATTAAAGATGTGTTCTTTCTTTCTTGATCTAGTATGTCGGAAATATTAGCTAGTGGAACACCGAGTTTTTCAAGGAGATAGACGACTCTATCTAGTTTAAACTTACCAACACCACGCTCTACTTTGCTGATAGTAGATGATGATGCCTCCCCATCTCCTAAATCTCTTAAACGAAGACCTTGTTCGTTCCTTAGCTTTCTAATCAGTTGTCCTATCTCCTTTTGATTAGATTCGATTAACTGAACAACTTGTGGATCTAAATCAGTTGTCTTCATATATGTAGATCTCCTTTCTGTGACATAAAAAAGAAATTATGAAAAAATTAACTATCATAATTGTAATATATAGTGAAGCTATAAATAATTCAACAATTTCATATAAAATAAAAAATCAGTAACATAGAATCAAGCTTATGATTTTGTAGAAAAATAGAATTATTTTTCATTTGAATCATAAAACGTAGATTGTTATTTTAAAGTTGGCGCGCCAACTTTGTAAAAAAGCATAGACGATCAACTTTTTTTTCATTATTATCTAACTAGATCGAATGTTATTTTAAAAGGTGATCTATAAAAACGGAAGCTTAAGATTTAGGATTTATTATTTAACACTCTATAGATGGATTTTGTTCTAAAGTATTTGTCAAAAATACATACTTGACAGCTTCGTTATTACTCCATTCATATAAAAAAATGTATTTTGCAATTATTTTTCTATAAAAGAAAGGTAGTGATGACATGGTAGAGATTGAAATGGAAGGTTCTAAGGAAGAGGTTGAGTCTTTCATGTATGAACTTTATAGAAGCCCTAGCGTGAGGGTATTAGATCAGCATATTGAAATCAAGATTGTAGATAACAAGGTTCATCATTGCGTAAGATGTACCCTTCGTTCTCTTCCGGATAGAAGAAAGAATTTAATTCGTATTATCGATACAAATGGAATAAGGTTTGATTTCGAGATGTTCGATTTAGTACAAGCAAATGTAGTAGAGGATGTAAAGGTATATACGGGGAGGTCAATCGATTTTTTTAGTGTGATAAGGAAGGAAAATGAAGCTTACGAATTGTGGAAGAAGCTCAAAGCATCCTTTTACGAACATAGTTGAAAATTCTACAGGAGAAGGGGGTGATCACATGTAGGACAAGCAAACCTACTCCATTTAGCAAGTTGTCGATTCGGTTTGGGCTTTAGTAAGTACGAGGGAAGTAGAAATGTACGCTCGTCCTTTGTATTTTGGCACGTGCAAGACTAATGTAAAAGAATGAAGCTAATTTTGAGTGGGCAATCCATATGAGTTAAATGAATGATCGAAATGTATGATGGTTAAAATAGTTTCTCTTATTTTTTAGTGCAAAAAATTATATACATGATGGAGTGAATTCTAATGAAAAAACAAATTGCCGGAATGGTGATGGCATTGGTAGTGGTGGCTTCTCCTCAACTGGTAATGGCGAAAGAGAGTATTCAAATTGAAAAAAATACTCAAAATAGTGTAAACTTAAATGGTGTGAACACTATTACAATTAGTGAGAGGATGAATGCTCTTAATATTCCAAAGAAGACACAGGAAGCATTATTTACCAAACTGAAACAAGGTAAAATGTTGGATGCAGATAAGCCACACCGCTTCAATGTGACTGTGGATAGTAATGAAATCAAACAGGTCGTATATCCAGATGGGTCTGTAGAAGAGTTTGGAGCAGTACCAACAGAGTCTTCCCCTACGAAAACAAATTTACCTACTGTACGTAAGGTCTACACTGTGAAGGACAGTAGCCTAATTGCTGATTCTAAAGCTGATGTGAGGTTAAATAGTGTACTGAGTTTGGATGAGTTGGTTTCAACCGGTAAAATTGAAGTTAAAGGTGATGGATCATCAAGTACAAAAATAAGAGAACAATGTAGTACACGATATTGCACATATGATCGCAAAGTCTATCGATGGGGTACATTAACAAGCGGATCATTTTTTGTTCGATATGTTACCATGTCAGGGTCAGAAGATATGATCGAAAGTATTTGGGACCCTGCTGTATCTGCAAGAGCGGGTACAGCTACACAAAGAGCATTCACGATCAGTAAAAAAAGGGAAGATAGCGCAAGTTGGGCTAGAGCGTACCTAAGATGGGACAATGTGCTTACAGGGGGCGCAGGTAGTTACACAAATCTTCTACGTTTCTTTGTTGGAAATGATACGTTTTCCGTGACTTACTCCAACGATTGATAAGTTTGGAGGTGATGAGAGTGAGTGGTGTTGAGTTTTCGAATCTTTTGATACTGTTACCGATGCTTTTAGTTATAGGGCTATGTGCTGTTGCTCTGGTACAGCTTATCCGAGTTCTATCACTAGCTGTACCTATTTTGAAAAAGAAAAACGAAAAAAAAAGTAATCTAAAAAGTTAGTGATTCCCCTGTGATAACCTAATCTCGTCGGAGATAGCTATCACAGGGGCTTTGTTTGTGTTTACTAACTAATATAAAAAAATGGGTGGTAATTGCATATTCATATATTGCATTATTACAAATATTAAAAGAATAAATACATGTCAAAAATCCTCAGCTCCTGCATACCTTGAACAGAGGTGATGACATTGGAAGAGGATTTTTGTCCAGATGCAACCTATCATATAGGGAATACGACGATTCACATAGTAGCACCCAAGATAACAGAAGAAGAGCGACAGAAAAGGCTGGAAGAGATTAAGAAACTAATTATACAGTTAAAGTGGTCTAATGAATCGAAGTTAAATAATGAACAAGATAAGCAACAAAAAACGATAAGTAAACAATAAACAAGTTTGCTATACAAACAAAAATAACCTAAAAAGGGGTCCCGACAGAAAAACGCGGATTTCATACGCTCAGGATTAAAATAGTAGGCGAACCCGATTTTTCACTACGCTAAGTGAAAAATCGGGTTCGCCTACTATTTTAATCAAAACATTATTTTTGTTTCTTTAACAGAAGATTCCTTGCTTCTTGTTCCATTCTTCCAGTATTAGCAGCAGCAATGACCATTTCTCTCATACCTTGGGCAATATTTTTTTGGTTTTCAGAAATTTTAGCAATCATTTCATATATGCCATTCATAACTTGTTCACTCCCTTTCATGTCCTATCTTTCTCAGTTCATCATACTCATTTACTCCCAAAACTTCCTCCGCTTATTGGCAATTAACAAATTAATTTTCTTGTTTTTAACGAGTATATATCGTTCATTGGTAGCAAATTTATACCAAGCCAAAGTACCAAAGGGATAAAACTTCCTTTGGTACTTGTTTATCTAGGGAAATTGGAAGTGACAACAAAATGGAAGGTACGCTAGAACAAATGCTTCGTGGGAGATCATTCAAACAATATTTTAAAGATGCTTTAGGCTTTAAAGATTCGACCCTATCTGACGGCTTTGTATATGTAGACTCAGCCCTTGGATCAGATATGGATAGACCGCCAGCGAAGCGACTACCTTCATTAAGCAACATAAGTACACTAATGTTAGTGTATGGTGAACAAGGGGCACATAGTTTAAGGCAATGAAAATGCCTTAAAACATCCTCTTTACGGTTGAAAAGACTTACAGGGAACACCTGAATCACACATTACAACAGACTTTTTTCATACAGTCATCTGTATAATGTACTTTGGGTTACGTTATTTTCTGCTATCATGTTTTCAAATAAAATCCCATCTTTAGCTAGTCCATCGATGTTAGGGCTAATATCGTCGTGGTACCCATAACATCCTAAACGGTCTGCTCGCAAGGTATCAATTGCAATGAGTATGATTTTCAAAAAGTACACCTACTTTCCATCAGGATGATATGAATAACATATGATGACTGAGTGGAATCGGTGTTTATTTCAATTGGTATCATATTGGCATACTCATACCGTTTTCATAATAAGATAAAACAATATACCTCATCTACAAAAGGAGATAATCACATTGGAAATGAAATTATCTATTTTAGTACCTACAACCATTGAACGACTTACTCATGCATCTAGGACGATGGCTGAATTGCAAAGGCAAGCCCATAACCTTCCTGCAGAAGTATTGGTTTTAGTTGATAATAGAAAGAGCACTATAGGAGCTAAGAGAAATACACTGATGGATCTAGCACAGGGTGCATTTATCTCTTTTGTTGATGATGATGATCGAATTGAGATAGATTATGTTCAAGCTCTATTAGAATGCATTGATCAGCATCCGGATGCAGATTGTATTACGTTTGATGTTGAAGTAAATTTAAGTGGATTAACAAAGAAATTGTGCAAATATGATGTGAGCTACTCACATTCTGAGGATGAACATTGTTACTATCGTAAACCAAATAGTCGAGTGTGTTATGCAAAAAAAATAGCTGTCCAACACCGGTATCAAGATAGTAATTACGGAGAAGATGATGAATGGGGATGGAGAGCATCTCAGTCGATAAGGAAGCAAGTTCAAATAAACAAGACATTATATTTTTATGATTATATCTTGAAAAGGCCTTCCGATAACCGTGGGTTAAGAGAATGGGAAGATCATTTAATGCTACACTCATTAAACAAATGATAAACGAGATAAAAAAGAACGGACTCTTGCAAATGTGAGAGTCCATTTCTTTTTTATCTGAGCGGTCTGTACAGAAGAAGGGTCTTTTATATAAGCAAAATGAACGAACCTAAGGCATAATTCCTCCATATAATATGCAGAAATCACTGTGTCTTGGGAAAGGACCAGATGTGTATGAGAATTTTTTTCATTTCATCGGGATGTGGGTTTGAGTTTCAGAACCACCTGTCAGACGAGGACTCTAGCATTTTGGCAGGATTGGAATCTATTGAAAAAAAGAGGGCAAATTTTCATTTTGACAAATTTATGATTCGACAAGATAAGCGAAAAGAATTGATTCCAAAAATTAAGGCGTTCCGTCCAGATTTTGTTTTGGTGTTCCGTGGACCGTTTTTACCTGCTCATTATGTGAAATCCGTGAGAAAAATGAAGATCCCGATCGGAATATGGGTGGTGGATGATCCATATCGTTTGAAGACGCATAAAGAGTTAGTCCAGCCTTATAATTTAGTCATCACACAAGATAGTAATAGTGTTCCATTTTACCAAGGACTAGGGAAAACAGTGATTCATTTGCCATTGGCGGTAAATCCAGAGAAATATCGACCGATGAAAGTAGGAGAGAAGTATCAATCTGATATTTGTTTTGTAGGGAGTGCCTTTCCGATTCGACTCCGTTACTTTGATCAATTGACCCCGATTCTTTTAAAGAATAAAACCAAGATTATCGGTCAATGGTGGGAGAAGCTAAGCAATTATTCTAAGTTAAAGAAATGTATTTTAAATACCCCTATCCCTCCTGATGAGGTTATCAAATATTACAACGGTGCGAAAATCGTGCTTAATATTCACCGTACGAATAATGATCGAAAAGATAATCCGAAAAACATAGCGGCACATACACCTAATAATCGAACTTATGAGATTGCCGCTTGTAAATCGTTTCAGTTAACCACATGGCGTACTGACCTTTATCAACACTTCGCAGAAGGAGAAATTGCGAGTTTCCATACATTAAATGAATTAAAAGAAAAGATTTACTACTACTTGTCACGTCAAGAGGAACGAGAGGATATGGCGGCAAAAGCATATCAAAATGTTCGCCGTATGCATACGTACCAGAAGCGAATCCATGATTTACTTGAGTATTTGGAAGGTCATGTTCATTATAAGAAAAACCGCGGCTGA